GAAATCCCCAAGGCCATTGCATCAGCAATCACCGCCCGCGTCGGTCGCTACCCTTCCGCGTCTGAAACCGAGTGCACCTACCGAGGCCTATGGATGTGCACCAACCCACCTGACAGCGATCACTGGATACACGAAACATTCGTCAAGGAGAAACCAAGCAGCGGAAAATATGCCTGGAAATTCTTCCGGCAACCGGGCGGCATGATCGAGGGTGAGCCAAGCGACCCGCAAGCGATCCTCGCCGCCGGGCGGCATTGGGTGCCCAACCCCCGCGCCGAGAACATAAACAACCTGATCCCTGGCTATTATGACCAGCAACTCGGCGGTAAGGGGCTCGATTGGATAAAGTGCTACGTCGGCGGCGAGTTTGTCTATGTTCAGGAGGGCCGTAGCGTCTGGGAAGAGTACGTCGATACAACAATGTCGGCCGAGCATATCGACATTGACATGAAACTACCGATCATCGTCGGGCTCGATTTCGGACTGACGCCCGCCGCGACGTTTGGCCAGCGCCTACCCAGCGGCCGCTGGAATGTGCTGTTCGAGATCGTAAGCAAGGACATGGGCCTCGAGCGTTTCGGGCAACACTTGCTCTATGAGCTCAACACCAGGTTCAAGGATCTCGAGCCGCAGATCTACGGAGATCCGGCCGGTAGCAAACGCGACGAGATTTTCGAGGTTACGAGCTTCGATTACCTAAGAACACTTGGCCTCAACGCACAACCAACTGCGTCGAATGATTTTGGTGTGCGTCGCGAGGCCGGAGCCGCGCCCATGCTCCGCTTCATCGAGGGCAAGCCTGGGCTCCAGGTCAGCGCGCAATGCCCGCAACTCCGCAAGGCACTGTCGGGCGGCTATCACTTTAAGCGCGTCGCAATCGGTGGCGGCAATGACCGCTTTACGGACAAGCCCGTCAAGAATGATTCAAGTCACATTGGCGACGCATTTGGATATATGTGCATGAGCTCCGAGCATCGGCGCCTGACACGCGGAAACCGCCCCGGAATCCGGTTCGCGCCGACCACCGCAAAGACCGATTTTAGCGTTTTTTAACGCGACGTAAAAAATGCCCCCGCACGAGGCGAGGGCAAGTTTCCCACAAGGAGATAGGGAGGGTTAGATGTCGTGACAGAGTATAATCACCAATCGGATCTATTGCACTTATTAAATTCAAAAAACCTCGGCGGCCGCTACGTCTCATTTAGTCTCGCCCATGTCTATTTACTTGATCTCGATCCTTGGCAAAAAGCCAATATGGAGGCGCACCCCGACTATATGAGCATGTTGAAAAGCTATTCCGCCGCCGGGCCCGCGATCACCGTTCTGCATGAAGGAAAACCAGTACTTTCGTTCGGTGTTGTGCCTTTTTATCCCGGCGTCGCCGAGGCGTGGATGCTACGCGGCGAGCTCGTAACGCGGCACGGTCGGGCTGTAGCTGTCGGCGCGCGTATATTTTTTGATGAGATTGGTCACACGATGGGACTTTGGCGGTGTCAGATTGGTGTGCAATCATCAAATATTCGCGCGACAAAGTTTGCAAAGTTCCTTAAATTTGAGCATGAGGGGATCCTGCGCCGCTTTGGGCCGGAGGGTTCCGATTTTCAAATGATGGCGAGGTTATACGACGATGGGCGGACTCTTCAGTAAACCAGCGGCACCACCAGCACCGGACCCAAGCATAGCGGCAAGCCAGGCCAAACAAGAGGCGCGAATCGACAAACAAGAGAAACGTACCGAGCAACGTGAGACAGCGGAAAATCGGCGTCTATCTTCGCAGCGTCGCGCCCGGCGCACGGGTGGCTTGAATCTATTGCTTGCTGATCGACCAAACGCGCAAACCGGCATCGAAGATGATGAGCTTCAAACAACACTTGGCAATTCGCTGACGTAATGAAGCTCACACCAAAAGAGGTTTTGAAGCGTCACGAAATCGCGAACCGTCAAAAAGATAACTGGCGCGGCTTGCTCGAGGACGCCTACAAGTACGCCCTACCCCAACGCAATCTGATGGGCGGCGAATGGGATAGTGGGGTTAAGGGCGCGGACAAGATGGTCGATGTTTTTGATTCGACCGCGATCCACAGCACCCAACGCTTTGCAAACCGCATCCAAAGCACCTTATTTCCGCCTTACAGGAATTGGGCGCGCCTAACGGCGGGCAACGATATAGATCCAGAGCAACGCGAAGGCGTCCAGGCCGCGCTGGATGTGTACACGGAAAAGATGTTCGCGGTGCTGCGTCAAAGTAACTTCGACCTGGCAATGAGCGAGATGCTGCTCGATCTTTGCGTAGGCACCGGCATTATGCGGATCGCGCCCGGCGACGCGAAAATGCCAATCCGTTTCGAGGCCGTGCCCCAATACCTCGTTAGCTTTGAGCAAGGAGCGCATGGGAAGGTCGATAGCGTCTATCGGCGCCTTAAGATCAAGGGCGAAAGCATCCTTCAAACCTGGGCGGACGCAAAGATCCCCGAGCAACTGCAAGATATCATCGATGAAAAGCCGACCGAGGATGTCGAGTTTCTTGAGGCCACGATCTACAAGCCGGACGAGGACTATTATTGCTATCATGTGATTTGGCCCAAGGCCGAGGCCGAGCTTGTGTTTCGTGAGCAAGATTCAAGTCAATGGGTTATCGCTCGCTATATGGTCGCCAGTAATGAGTCCATAGGGCGCGGGCCGCTTCTCTCCGCGCTCCCCGATATCAAATCGATCAACGTCACCAAGAAACTGATCCTACAGAACGCGAGCCTTGCAATTTCTGGGATTTACACCGCAGCCGATGACGGCGTTTTGAATCCCGAAACCGTGAGTGTGCAGCCTGGTAGTATAATTCCCGTTGCTCGAAACGGGGGGCCGCAAGGCGAAAGCCTTAAGCCCTTACCGAGAGGGGGTGATTTCAACACCGGGCAAATGGTGCTCGAGGATCTCAAAATCTCGATCAAGCAAATCTTGCTCGATGACACAATCCCCTCCGACAACATGAGCGCCCGCACCGCGACCGAGATGTCGCATCGGATATCGACGCTTGCGACGCAGATGGGCGCATCGTTTGGGCGGCTTATCACCGAGGCCTTACTCCCAATTGTACAACGTGTTTTGTACATTATGGATCAGCAAAACCTAATCGACCTCCCGCTCAAGATCGATGGGCAAGAGGTCAAGATCGTGCCCGTTTCGCCGCTCGCTCGAGCCCAGAACGAGGACGAGCTCGGCGCTTTGATGCAGTTTATGCAGGTCGCGCAAAGCCTCGGCCCGGTCGGACAGATGGCTTTAAACCAAGACCGCGCCCTTGCTTACATTGCCGACCGTCTTGGCGTGCCAATGGAGGTAATGAACACCGACGAGGAACGTCAGGAAATGATGATGCAGATGCAGGAAATGATGCAGCAACAGGCCGTGCAACCGCAAGCCGAGGCGCCAATTGAGTGATATCGATAATCTTGACGAATTATATGCCCGCACCTTTTCCACCGAAGCCGGTCAGAAAGTGCTGTCGCACCTTCGCGAAACGACTATTGAGCGCCCTTGCTTCACGCCAGGCGAGGATCCGTCTCACGGCTTTATGCGCGAGGGTGAAAACGAAATCGTGCGCAGTATTGAACGCCGAATCAAAAGACACCGGAGCCGTAAATGAGTGAAGCACAAGCAGCCGTTATTGAAGATACACCAGAGGCGCCCGTCGAAGACGCGCCCGAAAGTCTCTTAAACCTAACACCGCCGGAGGAAACGACCGAGCCGGTCGCCGAAGCGGAAACGCCGCACCTGGTACAAGAGGCGGAGCCCGAGGCCGCCGAGCCCGCCGAGCGGCCGGAGCACATTCCGGAACAATTTTGGGATCCGGAGAAAGGTCAAACCGATGTTGATAAAATGGCTAATGCGTACCGCGAGCTGCGCAAGAAAATGGACTCTGGAAAGCATAAAGTCCCTGAGAAATATGATTTCAGCGAAGTGGAAGCGTTGCAGAGCATTGATGCGGAAGATCCGGTCCTCGTGGACTTCTTAGCTCTCGCAAAAGATCAAGGCCTCGATCAAGGCCAATTTGAGTCGATGACAAAATTTTATCTCGAGGCTCAAGGTGAAATTACCGACAAGATCGAGACAAGCCGCGTCGAAGAAATGTCGAAGCTCGGCCGCAACGCCGACGGCATCATCAAATCGATGGACGCATGGCTGATGAAATTCCACTCAAGCAAAGTGCTTAATGATAATGAACTCCAAGCAATTGCTGGGGCGTCATCCAACGCGGCGTTTATTAGCGCCATGAACAAGATCCGCAAAAGCTACAATGAGCCTGATATTCCGAGCGCCGCCGCCCAAGCCGAGGTCGCACCAGCGTCGATGGCGGATGTTGAGGAAATGATGCGTGATCCGAAATACGGGTCCGATCCGGCCTTTACGCAGAAGGTCGAGCGCATTGTCTATGAGATGCACGGCGAGAAATATCCTTGACGCGCAAAACATACTATTGGTATTTGTACATAGGCGTCCGATAACCCATAGGCCGGATATGCGCCAACCGGCGGCCCGTTTTGGATAACCGCGAAACTTAGTGAAAACTTTTTTCGAGGTTCAAAAAAATGGCGACGATCTCTCCGAGCTTCGTCACAATTTTCGACAGCGAAGTGAAGCACGCTTACCAGGCTGCCAGACAGCTTGCGGGCCTCATTCGCGAGAAGAGTGTGACGGGCGACACAGTAAAATTTAACAAACTCACCAAGGGCGTTGCATCGGTTCGCACACCGCAAACTGAAGTAACTCCGATGAACTTAACTTATTCGCTTGTGACCGCGACTATGACCGATTTCATAGCATCGGAATACAGCGATATTTTCAATCAGAGCCACGTTTCTTTTTCGGACCGCTCTGAATTGTCCAGCGCCGTCGGAAACGCGATTGGCCGTCGCATGGATCAAGTCGCAATTGATGCACTTGATGCAGCAACGTCCGTTGCCGTTGCAAACACCGTTGCCGAGGACGGCACAGCCGGATCCGCTAGTGACATGAACACCGGCAAGATCCGCGCAGCAAAAGCGGCTTTGGACGCGAACAACGTCCCGGCCGACAACCGCGTGTTGCTCATGCACGCTAATTCACTCGAGGCGTTGCTGGCTCAAACCAGTGCAACTTCAGCCGACTTCAACTCTGTTCGCGCATTAGTTGATGGCAGCCTCAACCAGTGGTTGGGATTCTCAATAGTGATGATGGGCGACCGAGACGAAGGCGGCCTAACAAAAGACGGTTCAAGCGACCGCCTAGCCTATGCGTTTCATAAAGACGCTTTGGGTATGGGCGTCTCGATGAACCAGAAAACAGAGGTCAACTATATAGCCGATAAAACGTCTTGGCTTGTTTCCTCGATGTTTGGCGCTGGGGCGGTTGCCATCGATGATGGGGCCTCTGGTGGCATTGTCAAAATCACCAGTAGGGAGTCTTAAATCATGGCTTTCGCAAGAAGTGGCTTTGGTGCGCTGGGTGGTCAGTCTTTGGCTGGATCCTTGCCCGCACTGTACGTTTACACAACGACCGATGCTCAGACTGCTGTCCGAGTGGCCGGTTACTTTAACAGCTTGTCGGACACGTTATCCGTCGGCGATATGATTATCGTCCACGGTGCGACAGGCGGCACCCGCACTGTGACGATGCACATAGTTGTCTCGAACACTGGCGGCGTTGTCGATGTTGGCGATGCGACCACAATTGGCGCTGTAACTGACACCGACTAGAAGATATCGCGGGGAGCTTCCGGGCTCCCCGCACCTTTTCAACGGGGGCGTGAATGGCAACCGGCGATACGAAACTTTCTATATGTTCTGATACTTTAATCATGTTGGGGGCGTCGCCCCTTTCTTCGTTTTCAGAAGGCACGGACGCGGCGCAGATTTGCGACCGTCTTTATGATGACATGCTCGAGCAACTCATTTGCAAATATCCTTGGTCATTTTCGCTAAAGAAAGTGCAACTGGCACGCCTGGTCGATTCACCGGCAAGTGAATGGACGCACGCCTACGCATTGCCAAGTGATTTAATCGGATCCGGCGCCCGCGCATTATTCACAACCGCAAGTGCTGGGGCGTCTCCGCAAACCACCGGCTGGGAAGTCTATGGCGGTCAAATCTTTACCGACTTTGAAGAAGTACATATCGATTACCAGCACAAGCCAGACGAGAGCGTCATGCCTGGCTATTTTGTGCAATTGATAAAATATTATTTGGCTTATCACATCGCCGAGCCGGTAACAGATCAGATTTCTAAAGCTCAATTTTGGCAATCCGTCGCTGTCGGATCACCGGCTGAAAATGGTCGCGGCGGCGCGTTTCGTGCGTCGGTGAACATCGACGGAACAAGCTCACCGAATAACAACATTCTGGACTTCGCATTGATCGAGGCCCGAAACTCTTGAGCCGGGTAATAAAAATCCAAACCAACTTCGCGAGCGGCGCGCTCGATCCTCTGGTGCGTGCGCGAATAGACCTCGAGCAATACTACAATGGTTTGGAAACTGCGCGGAACGTCTTCTGTTTGCCGCAAGGCGGAATCAAGCGCCGCGACGGTCTTAAGTTTATTGCGCAACTTCCCGCAGCCGCTAATCCGCAACTTGGCGTGCGCGCGATTCCTTTTGAATTTTCCAGCAATGATTCATACATGCTCGTGCTCACGCAAGGGCGGATCCATATTTTTCGGAACAACGCGCTCGTAACAAACATCAATAGTACGGGTAATGATTTTCTTGCGGCCACGGCAATCACGGGCGCAATGCTTCCGCGCATTCGTTTCGCGCAAGCCGCCGACACAATGATCCTCGTGCAAGAGGATTTAACACCATTAAAATTGGTGCGCGGCGCCGACCATAATCTATGGACGCTTTCCACGGTTACGTTCACCAACGCGCCGCGAAATGCTTTTTCGACCTCAACCTCAAATCCGAGCGCCGATCTCACGCCAAGTGCGAGTATCGACAGCATCACCGTCACTGCGTCGGCGGGTGTTTTTTCTTCCGGGAACGTTGGTCAATTTATAAATGTCACAAGTTCGTTCGGCCGATTGCGCATTGTTGAATTTGTAAGCTCGACAGTTGTTAAGGCATTTGCCGAGGTTGCCCTATTTGACACAAGCGTTATTAGCGCAGGCGGCTGGGAGCTTGAGACGGGACATGAAGACGCCTGGAGTGTAAGCCGGGGGTTTCCAAAAAGTATCACTTTCCATGAGGGGCGCCTCTTTTTTGCTGGATCGAAAGCTCTCCCAACAACTTTTTGGGGATCGACAGTAAATAACTTTTTTGATTTTGAGCTTGGCGAGGCTTTGGATGACCAGGCCATAATTGGCACGATCACAACTGAATCGCTTAACGAAATCACAGATATTCATAGCGGCCGCGATCTTCAAATTTTCACAATAGCTGCCGAGTTTTTCTTGCCACAGTTACCGCAAGAACCGCTGACACCAACAACGACAACAGTAAAGGTCGGCACCCAGAACGGAAGCAAGCCCGGCGTGCCGGTGGCCGGACTCGATTCCGGCACTCTGTACATTCAACGCCTTGGCAAAATGTTGAACGAGCTCGTATTCACGGATGCCGAGTTAAGCTACACCACCAGTGCGCTGTCATTGCTAAGCGGACACTTGCTTGATGATCCGACTGACATGGCAATAAGAAGGGCAACCAGCACCGAGGAAGCTGATCGCTTGTTCATCGTAAATTCTGGCGATGGTACAATCGCTTGTTATTCCGTCTTGCGTTCTCAGCAAGTCATAGCACCGAGTCAGCTAGTGACAGACGGCACATTCGAGGCCGTCGCTGTTGATGTTGATACCGTTTATTGCGTAGTTAAGCGAAACGTGAGCTCGACCGACGTTTACTATGTCGAGGTTTTTGACAATACCCTGCACACCGATTCCGGAAAATTTTCCGCCGCCGCGTCCTCCACTGCGAGCGCGGCGCATCTGGTTGGAAAGACGGTAGACGTTGTAGTCGATGGCGCGGTGCAATCGCAGCAAACGGTCGCGGGCGGAGGCACCGTTACATTTGAGCGGGCCAGCTTAACAAGCTGGGAGGTTGGGCTTCCGTTTACAATGGAAGTGAAAACAATGCCCTGCGAACCCAGATTACAAAGCGGAAACATTCGTAGCTTTAAGAAACGTATCCTCGAGGTTAATGCCGAGGTTTTTCAATCTCAAGCTATGACCATAAACAACCAACTTGTTCCATTCAGGTCTTTTGGCGCCAGCATTCTCGACGCGGCCGTCCCGCCTTTCACCGGAATCAAAAAGGTCGGCCCATTGCTCGGCTTTAATGATGAAGGTGCGATAACGGTAACACAATCCGCGCCACTGGATCTCACGGTGCTTGCTTTGGATTACAAACTCAGTGTTGGGAATTAAATGGCCGAAGTCGCAATCGCCGCATCACTCATCCAGGCATTTGGAACTATTCAGCAAGGCCGGGCGACTGATGCGATGTATAAGGCGCAAGCGCAGCAAACGCTTGTTCAGTCTCGTAGTCAGGTATTGAACTCTCGACAGCTTGAGCTCCAGCACCGAGAAAATGGCGTTAAGGTGCTTGAGCAAATGGTTAAAGACCAGGCGACAATAAACGCGCGAGGTGCGGCTGGCGCGTTAGATCCATTCAGCGGATCGCTCGGCAATTTGATGACGGTAAACCTCGATCAGGGTTATCAGGATTTCACCGTCCAGAAGGATAACGCATTTATAGAATCTCAAAACCAGACCATCATTCAGAAATCGGCTGAGCATCAGGCAGCAATATATAGAGCCGCCGGGAAGCAAGCTAAAAAGTCAGCAATGTTTTCAGCCGTTACAAGCGTTGGGATGTCATTTGCTAATTATGGCATGATGGGCGGGCCTGGAGGCAAGTATTCGCTGTTTGGTTCCCCTGGCCCGGCGCCAACAATTCCAGGGGCCGGAGGAAGCATGAGCTATAGCGGCTTTGGCTCGCTTAGCCAGCCAGCGGCCGCACGGTCATTTTCTTCAAGCTTCGGTAGCCTTAATCCATCCGGATCAATGGGTAGTTATGGTCGGAGAGGGTTTTACTAATGGCACCAAAATTCCCCATTTATCAGCGCCAAGGCCAACTTAACGCCCGCATTATGACGCCGCCGGACATCGATCAAGCGGCTTTAAGGGAAACGCGCAAAGGCTTTGCCGAGCTAAGCCAACGCGCCGAGCAAGTTCAAAATTTCGCTTTTAAGCGTGCGGGCGAAACGGCAAAAGCAGAGGGGCAAGCGGCTGGCTCGCAAAACCCCGAGGCTGTCCTTGCGCAATATCAAGGCAAAGCGCCGACCGACATTTACGGAAAGGCCGCGTTCAATGCCGCAAATGCAATAGGCAGCGTCAAGATTGAATCGGCCGCCCGCGAGGCCATTGGCAACGCCTACATCGAAGCAAAGAAAACTAAGCAAGACCCTAACGATTTCCAGGCAAGTTTGGGTGCGATTATCAACGGCTATACCGCGCCGCTCGATGACATGGACCCGCTGACCGCTGCAAAGACGCGGGCTAAACTTGAGTCTTATGCAAGGTCGGCTTTCCTAGATCGCTCGGGCGATGCACTTAAAGAGCAACAGAAAGAGCTCGACGGCCAGGCGCTTTCGCTTCTCGAGACGAGCCTCGAGGAAATTGATCTAATGGCGCAAGCGGGTCTGCGCGGTGGCGATCGAGCACTCGCGGATAAACTAAAGTTATATGAAGATAGTCAAAGAGCTCTTGGCCGAAGCGCCAAGCAAATAGCCGCTGACAAAGCGAAGATGCGCGACCGTTATCATATCTCGCGTGCGCGCCGAGAATTTCGCGACGCAAAAGATAAGACTGCCTGGTTAAAAAAGTTTGGGGAAGATCGAAAAACGGGCACCGGCACGGCGCGCGGTCTTGATGATAACCGCATCGAAAGTTTAACCAATTCTTTTGAGTATGAAGTAAAGCAAGGCGACCGGCTGCGCAGTGCTTCAATTGCTGGAATTAAATCAGAGATCAAAGACAGTTTTAAAGTTTTAAGTAAAAATGGCTTTGTATCAAATGAGCGCATAAATCAACTGCGCGCAAAAGCCGAAGATCTCGGCGATAAAAATTTAATTCAGAGCGTTGCTTTGCTCGAGAAAGAACAACAAGAGCTTGGCGACATTATGATCGGCGGTAGCGTTGCAATCCAAGAAGCGGCCGACCGCGCCAATGCGCAGATCGAAGCACTCCGCAAGGCGGGGAAAGACACGCCCGTCAATTTGCTCGATAAACAAAAACGGTTGCAGTCGCTTGCCGAATCAAGGCGACGCGCCGAAAAAGAAGATCCGCTCGCCGCTCTTTCGCGAAGTCACGGCGCCGGCACTCCGCCAGAGCTTAGCATTTCGGACATGACAATCCCCGACAAGATGCGCGACGCGATCCAGGCAAATGTAAATGCGAGCCGTCTTTACGGCGTTCCGCCCGTTTACCTAACACAAGATACAATTGCGAAGCTCAAGGAAACGCTTTCAAAAACCAGCACCGATTTCGATCTTCAAGCGGCAATTGTTTCGAGCATCCAAAAAGCGGCGGGCGACAAAGCACCCGCAGTCTTTGCGCAAATTGCCAGCCAGACCGAGGCAACAGATCTCGCGCACATCGGCAGCATAATGAAACCAGAATTAATGATGGAATATTTTAAGGGCCGCCAAGCACTCGCGTCTGGGTCAGAGGTAAATGAAGTATTAGCGGGCGAGATGAGTGCGGGCCTTAATAAGTTTATTGGCGGCGCGCTTCGGCGAAAGCCTGGGCTTATAGGCGACCTCGAGGCCACCTCTAAGGCAGTCTATATAGCGCGATACGGCAACTTAGAATGGAATAAAGAAAAATATAACAATATTTTGCATGAACTTGTCGGGGGCAGCCGTGCCGGAGACGGCGCAACAGGTGGCTTAATTGAGTTTGATAAAGAGACTATTATTTTACCCCGCGATTTTCCGCGTGATGAGGGTGAATTTAAAACGGCCTTACAAGGCATAACCGATAGCGGATTGCGCAGTGTGCTTGAAGAACAAGGCGCGCCAGTTTTCATAAACCCGCGCACCAACGAGCCACAACAAATTAACGCGCAAATGTTAAAAGGCCTTAAGCTAATGCCTTACGGCGCTGGTCTTTATGTCTTGGCAGATAGTAGCGGAAATCTCGCGGCCTCCGGAGATCTTCGCACCCTTCCGGACGGCTCAACTTTTTATGAAATGCGCCAAAGCCCTTACGTTCTTGACTTTTCGCGAGTCACAAAATGACCTCGCTATTCGAGACAAGCCGCTCGGATTTTTTAGGTAGCGCCTGGCAGCCGATGACAGAGGGGCCGGACGCCTCGCTCGCCGACTACTACAACGCAGCCGAGCAAAGATATGGCCGGGCTTATCGCGCAACTAGCTTTGAGTATGGATTGAAACTTGAGCTCGAGCCAATTCTCAAGCGCGCTAAAGAAGCGGGATATAAAGCTGGCGCGTCACTTCCGTTAATTGGCGGCGACGGCAACCCAGCCGATTGGTTGCTCGGCGGATCCGATACAAAGGATCACGGGCAAAAGATGTTTGAGCATCACCTCGAGCGCCTCAATAATTTTATGGTCGAAAATAATCTTGGGGAAGCTGTTACGCTTGACGCTTTAAAAAGCGCCGTAGATAGCAAAGCCGTTGAAGCTGAAACGACGTATGAGGATATATCAAGCGATTGGATGACAACGATCATTGCCGAGGCTGGAGCTGCGATACCGCATTTCTTTGCTGACTTGTTTGCTTCCGGCCCCGGCGGTCCAGCTACAGCGGTCATGGGCGCTAAGTGGAAGGCGCTCGGAAATGCGTCGCAAAAGTTTTTAAGCACCGGCACCGCGTTGAGCGTTGCGCGCGTCGCGGCAATTGATGCCCTGATCGGCGGGGGGCAAGAACTGTATTTGCAGGCAGGCATAAAAGAGTGGCGTAATAAGGTTGGTATTAAGCACGATTATGGCGACATGGCGGCGGCCGTTGGGTTAGCCGGTGTTGCATCCGGCGTGCTGCGCGGAGGCGGAACGTCGGGAGTGGTTGCTGGAAAAGCCGGGCGTGATGCGCTTTTCCCGGAGCGCGCTCTCGGCCGTGAGATGCTCGAGCAAGTCGGATCGTCACCAATGGCGGTTCGTCTTGAAGGCGTGCGCGATAACTTGCGTAAAAAGCTTCATACTATGACGCATCAAGAATTGCGCGATGGCTTTGCGGCGCTCGAGCAAGCTGGTGTACAGATTCCAAAAGTTGCCAGGGGTGCACTAAACACTCTGGAGCGCGAAGCCAACGCCGCCGAAATGTCGCCGTTCAAAGTAGATGACCCGGCGGCATTGTCCGAAAGCAACGAGAGAATTAACGCAGAGGTTATTAACATTCTCGCGCAGGGCGAAAAACGCATCGAAATGCAACCGACCACACGCGAAGTCGATGAGCTCGATGTGCACCATTACGACAACCTCGATCAAGAAATCTACAGATTTAACCCGGAAGAGATCGAGGTCGATGCGAAGACCTTCCAATTTAAATCCGGCATCGATGAGCGCGGCATAGTTTCGGGGCACCGGCTCGAAAAGGAGACGCGTTGGGATCCGGCGCTCTCGGGCACGATCACCGTGTATGAATACGCGAATGGACAAAGGTTTATCGCGGATGGACACCAGCGGCTCGGGCTCGCGCAGCGTATCCAAGCGAATGATCCGAGCCAGGAAATCAAGATCTATGGCCGCCTGATTAAAGAGACAGACGGCCATACCCCAGAGGACGCGATGATCGACGCGTCGCTGGTCAATATCGCTAACACGCCACTCGGCGACGAACAGATGATTATCGACGCGGCGAAGGTAATGCGGATTCGACCGGAAGCGTTGAAGGCGAAGCTCCCGCCGCGCTCGCAGTTCGTGCGGCGGATCTATGATCTGGTGGAACTATCAAATGAGTCGTTCCAGCTTGTCATAAACGGCATTGTCCCGACCGACCACGCGGCAATCGTCGGGCGCCTGGTAAAAGATCCAAGCAAACAGGAGGCAATCCTCCGCGTCCTCAAAGACACCGAACCGAGCAACCTGACGCAAGCCGAGGCAATCGTGCGTCAAGCGATGGACACAGAATTTACTGTGACCGCTCAAAGCACGTTATTCGGGGAGGAAATGCTGGTCGAGTCCCTCTTTAAAGAGCGGGCCCGCATTCTCGATGAGACGATCAAAATGCTGCGCAAAGATCGCGCCGTGTTCAATTCCCTAGTTGAAAACCAGCAACGCATCGAGGCTAGTGGCAATAAACTTGAAACAACCCAAAACGCAGCAAAGGCGCAAACAGATGGCGAAGCGATCCAAATCCTCCAAATACAAGCGAACCGGAAAGGCCCCCTCTCCGACGCGCTCACCGAAGCGGCAAAAGCCTTCAAAGAAAGCGGACGCGCAGCGCCTTCCGCCCGCGCCTTCGCCGATGATGTCCGAGGAGCAATTGAACGCGGCGATCTCGACGGCATTCCAGAACGCGGAGAGATCATCGATGTTGATGCTCCACCGCAAATTGATCGCATCGCGGCAAGCCATGTTGAACGGTTAGACGATTTTGCTGAGCCTGGCGGTAAGGGATACGAAAATCAAGCGGACTTGCTCGAGCGCGAAGCTGTTGAGATAGCGGAACTAGATGGCGCCGATGATCTGCTCGACATGATGGTCCCTACAGGTGAAAACCTAAAAGACCCAAACGGAAATAATCTCAAGTCGCCAGACGGCAAAGACATTCCGGAAATGCGCAGCGTCGAAGATATATTTCGCGAGATTGAGCAAGATAAGTCGATGCTCGATAGACTAAAGGATTGCGTGTAATGGCTTTTGATGAATGCGTCATTAATGGGAATGCTGAAGGGGCTATTACTAACGAACAGGCGCGCTATGCCCGCGACTTGTTTGAACAGAACCGCGCCGACATGATCGAGGAGCTTGGCGAAGAAGGTGCGGCCGCAGCAGCCGCCCGCGAAACATTCGATCAATTAAAATACGAGGCTGCGCGCAAAAGACAAAATTCATTGCTAGCGATTAAACGATTCAAAATCCTCAATGAACGCTTGAAAAACACAACCGGCCTTGTGACGGGCAGCGCCCAGCGGCCAGGCCTAGCGATGCAATCAATGGTCGCAATTGATGAGTCGATGAAGCGTTTCGATTCCAATTTGCATTCGACCTACGAGGCAACCAGGCGCACGGCATTATCGCGGTTCAGTGACGGGCTTCGTGAAAACCGTCAAACAATAACCGGGCAACAAGGCCGCGCTGAGCAAAACGATCTATTGAAAGAAATCTTTGGCGAAGACACGGGGCTCGCGTCGGCGAAGCTAATCGCGGAGCAATGGAAAGAAACGGCCGAATATTTACGCCTTCGCGCCAACGCGGCGGGCATGGCAATCCCGAGCCGTAAGGACTGGCACTTGCCACAAACACATAACAGCACCTTGGTTCGCGAGGCGGGTGCACAGGATTGGGTTCGATTTCTCGATGATAAGCTCGACCTTGAAAAGATGGTCAACGAGAAAACCGGCCGCGCATTTACAAAAGAAGAACTTGAGCTCGCGCTGCGTGAAGTACATGAAACAATTGCTACAGACGGCCTAAACAAAATCAAGCCAGGGCAAACCGGGCAACCGGCCTCGCTTGCAAACCGGCGCATAGATCATCGATTCTTGGTATTCAAGGACGCCGATACCTGGATGCAGTATCAAGAGCGTTTTGGGGATCCGGACGTTTTTAACACGATGATGTCGCACATAGACTCTATGTCGAAGGATATCGCGCTGCTGGAAACCTTTGGCCCAAACCCCAATCACACAATCGACGCACTCAGGATCGAGGCGCAGCGCATTGCGAATGCCGACGGCCGCAAGGCGCAAGCGGCATTAACCGCTGATGAGTTTCAATTCAAAACAATGCTCGAGCTGTTCACTGGCGAGGGAAATATTCCGGCGCGCGCTTGGTTGGCAAATACCGGCGGAACAATCCGAAATACTTTGCAAGCGTCTTTGCTTGGTGGTGTCCCGGTTATCGCAATACCGGGCGATTTAAATACGAGTCGGATCGCCGCACAATTGGCCGGTATTCCTGTTAATAGAATTATACGCCGAGCGTTCTCGCAATTTATCGCGCCGCTTAGCGCCCAAGAAAAGGCACAGTTCGCCGTCAAGTTAGGGCTCGGCGCTGACAACTGGATGAGCCTCGCACAAGGTCAGGCTCGATTTTTTGGCGAAGTCAGCGGCCCGGAGATCACGCAACAAATCAGCGATAAGGTTTTGCGCGGTGTTGGCTTAAGTCACTGGACGCAAGCGGCCCGTCAAACCTTTGGCATTGAGTTCCTCGGATGGCTTGGCGACCAGGCCGGACGCAAGTTCAACGACCTACCCGATGCGACGCGCAACACGCTCGAGAAATACGGCATAGGATCCGACCGCTGGGACATAATCCGAGCCAGCAAGCTCGAGGATTACAAAGGTAACAAGTTCGTGCGTCCCACCAACATTGAAGACCGCACGGATCTCAAGCCAGGGCTCGGGCGCGAGATCGCGACGCAGATACTAACGATGATCGAGCAAGAGACAACGCAAGCGGTGCCCCAGGCTACATTAAGGTCGCGGGCGTTTCTGCGCGGTGGCTCAAAAAAGGGCACAATAGGGGGCGAGATCATTGAGGGCTTTGCCCAGTTTAAAAGTTTCCCGACCACCATTATTCAAAACAACATGCTCAGATATATGACCCTCGAGGGCTGGGGAAATAAGGTTCAATATGGCCTGGATTTCATGGTGACGATGGCCGTTGCGGGGGCACTCGGATTGCAAGGCCGGGAAATGCTGAAAGGTCGCGACCCGCTGGATATGCTTGATCCTAAATTTTGGGGTAAAGCAATGCTCACTGGCGGCGGCCTTGGAATTATTGGTGATTTCTTATTCGCTGAGCGTAATGAATACGGCCGAGGCCTCGGCGGAACAATTGCCGGGCCTCAGGTTGGAATGATTAATGATTTTTTAAACCTTACAATCGGCAACGCTTATCAACTTAGCGCGGGTGAAGATACAAATTTCGGTCGAGAGGCTGCGACCTTTGCTCAACGGTATATGCCGGGATCAAGCGCCTGGTTTGCCCGGCTCGCACTCGAACGATTGCTCTGGGACAATTTGCAAAAGATGGTGGATCCCGAAGCAGATCGGCGCTTTAGGAGATACGAACGCAAGCGATACAAAGAGTTTAATCAACGACACTGGTGGGCACCGGGCGACAGTGCACCGGAGCGGGCGCCCGAGTATTCTGGATGATTTTTTTGTGCCAATGGTGTACAACACGCATAGGAGGCGTTTGGTAAATGGCAGATTATTCGATAACAGCGGTTGATCGGCGTGTTGTCTTTTCCGGTTCGGCTGGAACTGGCCCGTATGCGTTCACGTTTCCAATTCTTGCGCAGACCGATATCGCGGTTTTCAAGGATAGTACCAAGCTTACATTGACCGCCGACTACACGGTCACGATCAATGCGGCAAACGGAACGGGCAGCGTCACGTTAGCCAGTGCGGCCTCGGGCAGCAACACGATCACAATCACGGGTGCCAGATCAATAGAGCGCACCACGGACTTTGTGACAGCGGGCGATCTCCTTGCGTCTAGCCTCAATACCGAGCTCGATAGTCAGACCATTTTCGTACAGCAAGTTTCCGAAGACGCGAGCCGCGCGATAAAGGCGCCGGTTACAGATCCAACCAGCATCAATATGACCTTGCCACCGAAAGCGGATCGCTTGAGCAAGGTTCTTGATTTCAATGCAACAACTGGCGACCCGCAAGCGGTCAATGAAATTGGAACAAACAGAGGCTCATGGTCCGCCGGCATTCAGTACAAAACGAGGGACTTGGTTAAAGACACAACCACAAACAATATATTCCAAGCTAATGCGGATCACACGAGCTCTGGATCGCTCCCGATCACCAGTAATAGTGACAGTGGAAAATGGATTTTGCTGGTCAATGCAGAGGCCAGCACCAGCTCGCAAACCGCAGCCGCTGCCAGCGCTGCGGCGGCCCTCGTTTCGCAAAATGCTGCTGCCACCTCGGCAACAAGCAGCGCGACAAGCGCCTCAACCAGCACCACACAGGCTGGAATCAGCACGACTAAAGCAAGTGAAGCGGCTGCCTCCGCTGCTTCAGCCGCCGCAAGCTTCGATAGTTTTGATGATCGGTTTCTTGGAGCAAAGTCCTCGGACCCCACGGTCGACAATGACGGGGCGACGCTCCTAGATGGCGCTTTATATTTTGATACCACAAACAATGTGATGAAGGTCCGTGACCAAGGGAACACGACTTGGTTGCGAACTACACCGACAAGCTCAGATCAGACGGCGATTAACACCGTCAACGCAAACGCGAGCAATATTAATACGGTGGCTGGAGTTGCCGCCAATGTGACCACGGTGGCCGGGGTCGCGTCTAACGTAACTACCGTTGCCGGGATCTCATCGAATGTGACCGCCGTGGCTGGCGATGCGACCGATATAGGAACAGTAGCGGCCGATATCGGTGGCTCTAATAATATTGGAACCGTTTCGAGTAATATATCGAATGTTAATACGGTCGCTGCAAACAACGCAAACATATCGACAGTGGCCGGGATTGGCGCCAACGTCACTTCAGTAGCCAATATTGCTTCTGATGTAACAAGCGTTGCTGGTGTAGCAACTCAAGTGTCGGCAGTCGGCGCTCAGTTTTGCGGCTATACATTTAATACGGGAACGAATACGGCTGTTTCACCGGGCAGCGGGAAACTTAGTTTCAACAATGCGACCCTCGCAAATGTCACGCAGATATCGATCTCGGACGTTGACATAGACGGAAACAACCTCGAGGGTTTTCTTACCTACTTCGATGACTCGACCAACACCACAAGCAAGGCAACCGTCAGCATACGGACGGGCGATCGTGATGTGATCTGGTTGAACGTCACCTCGATTAGCGATGAAACTGGCTTTGTGAAATTCAATGTCCAGCACATCTCCAGCGCGGGTACATTTAATAGTAATGAGCGTGTGTTTGTAGGCCTCAGTAGAACAGGCGACGTTGGACAGAACGGAACCGGAAGCGGAACGGTCGTGGGCCCCTCATCGAGTACAAATAACGCTCTGGTTCGCTGGGATACGACCACAGGCGAATTAGTTCAAGACAGCACAGCCACGCTGTCCGACAGCGGTGCGTTAAGCACTGCGTCGGTAACAATTACAGGCTCGACGCAGCACGGCGTGCTGTTGGGCTCCGGGTCTGGAAGTGCTGTTGCCTCGACGGCTCTTGGTAGCGCAAACCAGGTACTCACATCGAATGGCGCGGGTAACGCTCCGACATTTCAGGACATTCAAGGCGGGCCGGGGCTTGATGGCGGGGGTACTGGTGAAGAGTCCGTAATCCGCACAAACAAAAATCAAATTTCCGGTAACGTGTCTCTGTCTGTGGCGGCTGGCTCGAATGGTCTGTCTATAGGGCCGTTGACTGTGACTGACGGGTCATCTGTGACGATTGCCGACACTGCAACTTGGACAATTTTTTAACTAGAAGGAACCTTAGTAATGCCGATAACAATTACCGGCAGCGACGCCGCCGCTACACGAACATCATTAGGATTAGGAGACGCCTCGACAAAAACAGTTGGCGTTTCCAACGGTAATGTAATAGCAGCAGATTCAACTGGAATACCGGCTATCAATGGCAGTCAAATCACCGCACTTAACGCGACCAACCTTGGGTCTGGCACCGTACCTACTGCGCGGATGGGCTCGGGAACGGCTTCCGGCTCGACTGTGTTGCACGGTAATGGAACGTGGGCGGCGGTTGCTGCGGGCGGAACTCACGAATTAATCGCTTCGGTTTCAGCAAGTTCTTCTTCAATCTTAGAAGTGACCGGCTTGGATACTAGCTTTGATTCTTGGCGACTTATTGCCACTGAGTTGACCGTATCTGTCACAGATTCAGACACTTCAATCGTAGTCCAGTATGGAACATCAGCGGGTTATATTAATGACTCTCAATACGATGGAACAGAATCGATCTGGGAAGCTGGAACCTTGAGCGATAGCGCGTCAAGCGGCCAAGGATTTATGGTATCAAACGCGAATATTCGTGGAGGAGTCGATAACGGATTTTTCACTTTCGATTATCTGCTTCAAAGATCGATTAACAAATGGGGTCCAAACCTCGTCGGCAATTTTGTTTGTCGAAAGTCAAACAATACGACTATGGGCGGAGTACTGATGCAATCGCATCGAAACGTGAACGACAACGCTGGCAACACGATGACCAAAATAAAATGCTTCCCAACCCAAGGGAATTTTACAACCGGAAGGTTTTCCGTATACGGAGTCAAGCATTCATGACTGATTTAACTAAAATTTCCAACGGCAAAGAAGTAACGCTCAATGCTGACGAGATCAAAGAGCTTGAGGATTTCCAAAAATCTTGGGCAGACGGTCAAGCTGAACGCGACATGAGCGCACTTCGTTTAGAGCGAAATCGATTGCTTGCCGCAACAGATCACCTCGCTCTTAGCGATCAAACTTTGAGCGATGAAATGCGCAGCTATCGTCAGTCCCTCCGGGACATGCCGTCGACGGCGGCGTCTGATCCGGGTAATCCGACATGGCCGACTAAGCCCTCATGACCGAGCCGCTCAAGATTGCCGGAGACGTTGGCGCAATATCAATCGTTCTAGCAACGATCACCGAATACTTGCCCGCCGCCTCTGCGATCTTGAGCCTGATTTATATCGCGATCCGAATTTATGAAACACGGACCATTCGGAAATGGCTCGGGCGCTTATAGTCTTTTGCCTAATGCTCATAGGTTTTGCGGCTCACGCAAATGACGAGCCGACACCGAAAAGTTTTGTCTCTGTGCAAGGCCCCTGCTACGAACCGCCCGACTTGCAAAAGATGCTCGAGCTCGGTGAGTTCGATCTGCGCAGCCTTGGGCGGTCGGTCAACGGCCGAGGCATCGAGGCCGTGGTGCTTTTTTATGTGTCGGGCGACAAGTTTTTAATCGTCATGCGATCCGAAACATCGGCGTGCGTTATTGTAGCGGGCGACCAAATCGACATGGGGGTGTAGATGGAAGTCGCTGATATGAGGCTACTGCTCACGCTCGGCGGTATGGTTGTTTCGATTGCGTCGGCGGCCGCAATCGTGAAGCAAAAACTATCAACGGTTATCGAACAATTAACCGACATCGAGAAGCGTCTCCGCGTGCTCGATCAGCGTGTCGATAAGTCGGAGCTCACCAGTCAGCGCGTCGATGTTCTCGCGTCTATCTTATCACCGGAGCGGCGCCAGGTCCTCTTTGAAAGGATCGCAAAACAGGAGGAGCGGCTGCGCGCGGCCGAGAGCGAGATCGACCACCTGAGAGACATGCACAATTCCAAACATCCGAGGATCGAATGACAGCTTGGCAATTTAAGAATTTCACTCGAGCCGAGTTTGCGTGTTCGTGTTGCGATAAGTCGGAGATCGATGTTGATTTCGTCGCAACGCTTCAGCGGATCCGCGACAAGTTCGGAAAGGCGATGCCGATAACATCCGGATATCGGTGCCCGGTGCACAATGCAAGCGTGAGCTCGACCGGATTACGCGGCCCGCATGTGACCGGGAAAGCGGCCGATATCGCGGTGATGGGCGAGGACGCGCTCAAGGTGCTACGGATCGCGCTCGAGGATCCGGCTATTACGGGGGTTGGAATTGCGCAGCGCGGGGCGCCAGCTACCAGATTCCTGCATTTAGACGCCCTCGATCCTGGCAACTATCCACGCCCTACCGTTTGGAGTTATTGATATGATTGGAATACTCGGGCCCGTCTTAGGCAAGTTGGGCGGTGAACTTATAGACAACCTGTTCGAGACGGAAGAGGAAAAGGCAAACGCGAAAGCGAAGCTCGTAAACCTAGACCTTAAACGGTACGAGATTCAAATGTCTGCCATCGTTGCCGAGGCTCAAAGCAAGGACGGATGGACGAGCCGCGCCAGGCCATCGTTTCTCTATGTTATGTATCTGGTTATTATTATGTGTTTCGTTGGTGGCATAATTGGCATTTGGTTTCCAGATGATGTGGCAATGGCCGCCGCAAATATCGCTGATTTATTAGCCGCAATTCCAGATGCATTATGGACATTGTTCGGGGCTGGATATCTAGGCTATAGCGGCGCTCGTTCATGGGACAAGCATCAAACCCGCAAGAATCAAAAAGACCAGTGATCCGCGTCGCATTTATCATATTAGCGTGTGCGCTGATCTCGGGATGCGTTCATATGGCTGCCGTCGGTGCGATTACAAACGCTACACAATCATGGAAAATTAGCGAGCTCAATGAGAAGGTCGAGCGTCTCGAGAGCGATAAGTGACAGCGCCAAACGCGAGATCGACCGGCAACATAAATCAACAGCGCCGGGTCGGCGCGATCTGTGAGACAATCGCCACCGAGTATTTCTTTCAACGCGGCTATTTTGTTTTTCATCCCTGGTTTGGCATTGGCCCGGTGGACTTAATTTGCATCAAGGCTAACCCGCCAGAAATACTTTTACTCGATATCAAAGCGGATAACAGACGCCTCATTAAGGGACGCAATGTACCAACCAGGATCACGCGCATCTTAACCAAACATCAAAAGCGGCTCGGCGTAAAAATCTGTTACGTCAATCCACAGACGCGAGAGGTGCACATGGCACGGCATGATCGGGCAAAGCAATTCCCTTAGTTCCCTTGCGGTCGGTCAGTATTCCCTCGGCGCGCATGTTGCGCACCGTCTCATAGACCGTATTCCGGTGCACGCCTAGCTCGCGAGCAAGGTCTGTTTGCGTCGGGTTATACCCATTCGCTTCAACAAACACGGCGATAGCATCCAAATACTCGCGTTGTCGCTTTGAGATTTTCATTCTTCAAGCTCCACAACCTTCAGTGTTTTTGACCGGCTTGGCTCAACTGTATAGGCGGCCTTCGCCTTGTAGTTCCGGGCGCCAGTCATGCCCCATTTTACCGTCGCAATTGCGCGACCGTCTTCGTATGCGACCGCATTCTCATGGTTGCCCATCGTATCCATAATCTCGCCTTGCAGCTTTGAGATCAGTTCGGTGACAGCTTTGCGTGCGCGCTGCGCGTCAATCAGTTCAAGCACGCG